GAAATAGCATAATCAACATAGCCAAGGACGGCTTTTAATACAAGGTAAGCAAATGAAAATACCTGAACCAGAAATCACGCTGGCCGGAATGATTGACCAGCATCATGCCGATACGCAAGAGCCACCGCGCCCGCACATGGGTTGCTCAATCTTGGGCCATCCTTGCGACCGCTATTTGTGGCTGTCTTTCCGCTGGGCGGTTATTGAAAAATGTGACGGACGTATCTTAAGGTTATTTAGGCGTGGTCAGCTAGAGGAATCAACTATCTTGCAAGACTTGCGTGCCGTTGGCGTCAAAGTTAGCGACCGCCAATCATCGGTTGACTTTGGTTGGCACATATCAGGAAGCGTGGACGGTGTTATAACCGCCGGCGTACCGGAAGCGCCGCTAAAATATCACGTGCTAGAGTGCAAGACGCACAGCAAAAAGTCATTTGATGATTTGCAAAAGCATGGCGTAGAAAAATCTAAGCCGCAACATTACATACAAATGCAGTTGTACATGTTGGGATTGAAGATTGACCGAGCGTTGTATTACGCGATATGCAAAGATAATGACGAAATCTATACAGAACGAGTGCGACTTAATAAGGAAATAGCACAAAAGTATATAGATCGCGGTAAACGCTTGGTGCAATCTGACCGTATGCCTGAGCCGCTAAGTGCTGATCCTAGTTGGCACATTTGCAAAATGTGCGCGGCTTATGACTTTTGCCATAAAAGCCACACAACGAAAGAAGTAAATTGTCGGACGTGTTGCCATGCAACCGCAACAGACAAAAGCACGTGGACGTGTGCCAAGCATAATGATTCTGAGATTCCTGTTGAGTTTCAGCGCACAGGTTGCGAGTCGCATTTGCTGCATCCTGACCTTGTGCAATGGAAAATGATAGATCACAACGAGAATGAGTTGACGTTTGAAGTTGACGGAAAGCCAGTGCGTAACGGTGAACCTGATGCCTTTGTGTTTTCTAGCCGTGAAATACTTGCAAATCCTAGCGCGTGCGCTAATCCTGATAATACTAGTGAAGCAATCCGCGACGTGTTGAATGGGAGGGTAGTTGGATGAATGTGTTATGATGCACCTTTACTTAACGTGAGTACATCATGGCAAAAACACACGAATTTCATGAAAAATTTTCACAATTACCTGCTACTGGTTTTCGAGCTAGGGAACTTGGAGAAACATTATATTTTACCGGCAAAAGATGTTTAAAAGGCCATTTATCGCCTCGATACGCATCTTCTGGAAATTGTTCTCAGTGCATTGCAGACATTCGTGGAAATGTAGAAATTAAACACAAAGGAAGATCATCAAAAAGATCTTATGAAAATCATATATTAGCATTAGAAGCTCATAATTCTGGACATTTACATTATGATTCAATTGATTCATGCCCATTTGGGCATTACAAAAGATTTATAACATCAAACAATTGTGTTGAGTGTTCAAAAAATGCAATGCAAGTCAGGTCTAAAAATGCTAAATGGTCTAGGGTTTTGAAATTGTATGGTTTATTACAACAAGATGTTGAATTGATGTTAAAAAATCAAAATTCTGAATGTGTCATTTGTTGCAATAACATTGTTAATTGTTATCACATCGACCATTGTCATGCAACAGGAAAAGTAAGGGGATTGTTGTGTCAAAAATGCAATCAAGCAATTGGTTTATTGCAAGAAAATGAAAATTTGTTTTTAAAAGCATCACAATATATTAAAAAACACAATGCAAAAATTACGTGATTATCAATTAAAAGCTATTCAATCAATATATAAATGGTTTGAATGTGAAAATAATGGCAACCCTTGTTTAGTGCTTCCAACTGGCGCAGGGAAAAGTCATGTGATTGCATATTTATGCAAAGATGTTTTACAAAATTGGCCTGAAACAAGAATTTTAGTTCTTACTCATGTAAAAGAAGTTCTGGAACAGAACGCTCAAAAGATGCGTCAGCACTGGCCTAATGCGCCTATGGGCATATATTCAGCCGGTATGGGGCAGAAGATATTGGGAGAACCCATTACTTTTGCAGGGATTCAGTCAATCAGAAAGCACGCGGATCAAGTCGGGCATGTCGATTTAGTGATTATAGATGAATGTCACCTTGTCAATCACAACGATGAAGGCGGCTATCGGACATTTCTATCGGACATCTATCGGACAAATCCTAATGTGAGGGTGATAGGATTGACCGCTAGCCCATACAGATTGGGACATGGCTATATTATTGAAAAACCTGCTATTTTTGACGAATTGATTGAACCTGTGACAATTGAAGAGTTGATAAACAAGGGTTATTTGATGCCGCTACGATCAAAAGTTACACAAATTCTATTGGACATTACAGGCGTTCATAAGCGGGGCGGTGAGTACATAGAGCGCGAGTTACAGCAAGCCGTTGATACGGACGCAATCAACCAGCGCGTAGTGTCTGAAATCAAAACACTAGCGGGTGATCGCAAGGCATGGCTTTTGTTTTGCGCTGGAGTGCAACACGCTGAACACATTGCTGGCGAACTCAAAGCGCAAGGGATAATTGCCGAATGCGTGACAGGAGCCACTCCAAAAGCCGAGCGCGAGCGAATCTTGTTAGATTTTAAAGCTGGCAAGATTCAAGCACTGACTAACGCAAATGTTCTGACAACTGGGTTTGATTATCCTGACATTGACCTGATAGCAATGTTACGTCCCACTATGTCACCAGGCTTATATGTGCAAATGGCAGGACGTGGATTGCGTCCGAAGTCACACACGGATCATTGTTTAGTGCTGGATTTTGCCGGTGTAGTGAAGCAACACGGGCCTATAACCGCCGTAGAACCGCCAAATAAGGCAAAGCAAGGCGACGGGCAAGCGCCAACTAAAACGTGCGAGGAATGCGGTGAGATTGTCGCCATCTCAACGAGTACATGCCCGTCATGCGACGCGGTTTTTCCCGTTAAAAAAAAGAAAGAACTTAAGCTAAGTGATGCGGATATTATGGGGCTAGAAGCCACTGAGATGACCGTCATTGATTGGCATTGGCAGAAGTACATTAGTAAAGCCAGCGGTAAGCACATGCTCTCAGTGCGCTACTACAGCGACCGCATGGACGTTCAGCCAATAACCGAATTTTTCCCTGTTTTGCATGAAGGCTATGCTGGCCATAAGTCACGCTTAGAAATAGTCACGATTGCACAACAGGCTGACGCAAGTTTAGATGATGACCTAATCAGACAAGCTGGCAATCTTAACAAAGGCATTCCGCCAACAACGATCAAATACAAGCGCGACGGAAAATATAACAAGGTGGTGAATCGCTTATGGACTCAAAACAATGCACCAAATGCCGGACAGTTAAGCCGGTTACAGACTTTTATACACAAAAACAGGGACGATATTTACAATCCTGGTGCAAGCAATGCAAGTTGATCCAAGTACGTCAAATTAAAGCGCAACGCCAGCTACCGTTTGAGCGTGAACAACGGTTGATGCCGACATACGGCGAAACACACCATCACGCCAAGCTAACCGCGCATGACGTGGCGCTCATTCGCGGTCTGTTAGATGACGGCATAAGCTGCGCCGAGGTGGGACGCAAGTTTGAGGTTTCGCGCACAACTATTAGTGCAATCAAAAACTTTCGTTCCTGGTGGCGAAATTAGCAAAAAAGTTGTTGACGACACTTTGGTGTAGTTGTATTGTACTCACCAAGCCGAAGCAATCCGCTGAAGCAAATACAAGGAGACTCAGATGAGAAAAATTAACGATTTCATGTTGCTCGAAGGAGCAGTTGTTGTGGACAACTGCGCCACGATTCGCCTAGCTTCCGGAGAGGAAGTCTTGTGGGACGGAATTATTAACCCCGAAGAGAACGGGGTTAGAGAATTTGCTGATTGGGATTATTCCCAGTCATACAACCTTCCATTAGAAATCAATTAAATAATTTTGCGCCAAGGACGGCGCACTAACCGGAGACTCACATGATTATTTTTGTCTTAATTTTTGCACTGGCGGCCTCAATCGCCGCCGGCACTTTCGGATACGCCATGGCGGGATACGTCACGTCTGGCAGAATAACTGACGTTAACCGGATCCACCGCGATTTAACAATAACTAAAACTTTGAGGAGTTGAGATGAAAAATATACTTTTGATCGTTGCTGTTCACCTGTTAGTCGGCGGATCGTTTGGAATCATCATAGTCTTGTGGGCAACGCAATGAGTCGCCTACCCATGAAGGAAGATTTGCTGGACACCTACGGCCTTGTAATACCAAAGGCCGTCAAACCAGCGCCGATTTTACGCGCTATCCGCCGCCGCATTTTGTGGTGGCAGATTGAGCGCACTATTAACAGATTAGACAACCTATTACAAAAGTCTCGGCATATGGAGCCTTGACTGTATCTCTGACGCAAGGACACGGATAAGCCAATAGAGTCCGCACAATCATTGGAGCCAGTCGAGTGCGCTGCGTGAGTCGCAGAATGTGAGGGGTTGGCAATTTAACAAACACAATGGGAATACTGATGGCTCAATCAACGATATACGACCTGCTAGAAAAGACATTAAAAAACATGCCGCGACCGGCAACTACGCATGAAGTGTATTTGGAACTGGTAAAAAACGGCGCTTACAAACACATGGATTCAAAAAAAGCGCGAAAAATTATAAGCGCTAAATTGTGTTACATGAGGGATAAAGGTGTGCTTGTCTGCGGCGTGAGTGCCGATAAAAAAGATAAAAAAACAGTGTGGGATATTGCAAGAACACTCAAATTTGCATCAAAGCCTGATGCTATTGAACAACAACCGATTATTGTTCATACAATTGGAAAACCTTTAGACAACACGCACGTCTTGCAAACTCTTTTTTTAGACATATCAGCCGCTTTTGCTAAAGCCGCTAACGGACTAATCAGCCATGATAAATAGCAAAACCAATCAAGCCACGCATCGAGTGCTTGGCACTTTGAACCAAATTCCTGGCGTCGAAGTGTCAATCAGGAAAGGACTGATTTGCGTATCAAAAGATGACTTTTACGTCAGGTGCGTAGTGCCGAGCGGCACCATTAAATACCCGTCGTACCGGCGATTATGGGAAGAAAACCAATGTTCTGTACCAACCAAAGCGTGGCACTTCAATCTGCGCTATGCCGTTTCACAGGCGCTTACGGAGGCTGATAATGCACGTTGAATTACTAGATCACATGGGAGACGATAGGAGTGTAGTTAATGCGGCGCGAGTTTCTTTTGACAAAGAATCTGAATTGGAATTTGACTGGAATTGGGCACCTATTTTGTCAGAAAAGGATGAGCGGCTAATTCATTACTTAGCAAAACATAAACATTGGACGCCATTCGCACATACCGCAATCAAGTTCAGGGTGACGATGCCTATTTATGTGGCGCGTCAGTTGGCTAAACATCAAGTTGGGGGCGTGGTAAATGAAGTGTCTCGACGGTACGTCAGTACAGCGCCAGTGCTGGATGTGCCTACCAAATGGCGTAAAGCCGCAGATAATGTAAAGCAAGGCTCAAGCGATGAGCTAGTAAACGTAGATCAAGAGCATATAAATCAACTAATGGATCAGTGTTTGGCTACATACGACTACTTGATTGAAAGTGGTGTATGCCCCGAGCAAGCGCGTGTGGTCATCCCTATATGCTCAGAAACGACATGGATATGGACAGGCAGCCTCGTGTTTTTCGCTAGGGTATGCAAGCTAAGACTAGACCCACACGCACAGAAGGAGACGAGGGATGTGGCGCAAGAAATCAGCGCGTTAATAGAGCCCTTGTTCCCTGTCAGTTGGGCCGCACTCATGGCCTAAGTTTAATGCCGCCCTTACCTATTTTTAACGGGAGTATTGGAACCACTGGGGCGGCACCCATTCGTTTTATAGGTAAAAACAAATGAACATACTGAGTTTAGGTGCCGGTGTGCAATCAAGCACATTGGCTTTGATGGCCGCAAGAGGTTTGATAACTCCTATGCCTGATGCCGCCATATTTGCTGATACGGGGTGGGAACCTCGCAAGGTGCATGAATATCTTGATTGGCTGGAAAAGCAACTGCCATATCCAGTTTATAGAGTACAGCACAACAGCGGAATTAAAAACGAACGAGGTTTTTCGCAATTGCCGTTATTTACAAGTAATGGAGGAATGACACATAGACAATGCACAACAGACTACAAAATAGCGCCAATTAAACGAAAAGTTAGAGAATTGCTTGGATATGCTCCCAGAAAACGAATACCAGCGGGTGCCGCTACTATGTGGATTGGCATATCGACAGACGAGGTCATACGCATGAAGCCAAGCCGTGATGCTTGGATGGTGAACCGATGGCCTTTAATTGAGCTTGGTATGTCCCGTCACGCGTGCTTGGGATGGTTTGATTCGATTGAGGCTCCGAAGCCGCCCAAATCATCATGCTTGGGTTGCCCATATCATTCTGATAAACAATGGATAGAAATTAAAAACGGTGATCCTAAAGAATGGCTTGAAACCATTGAAATTGATAAACGTTTAAGAAATTTACCCAGCATGAAAAATGAAGGATTTTTGCACCGTAGTTTGCTGCCTCTGGATCAGGTTGATTTTAGTGGATTGGAAAATCAATTCGATATGCTGGATGGCTTCGGCAACGAATGTGAAGGTATGTGTGGGGTTTGATCGCAAGCCAGCCGCGTTAGTGCTGGCACTTTAATGAGGTAGGTAGAAATGAACGATAGAGAACTGATAGAACTAGCGGCTAAAGCTGCGGGAATTAAACCACTGGGAGAAGCCTTTGAATTAAATGGCGATTTTGCAGGCTTTTCTATGCCCGCCGGAAAAGTTTGGAATCCCCTAACAGATGATGGTGACGCTTTTCGCCTTGCGGTGAAGCTTTGGATAGACGTTTCTTTTCCACCCTACATGATGAAGCATGACCGCCCAGTTGTTCATGCCGGTAAGTATTGGGACAACAGCGATGATTGCTGGTATCCATTTGAAGAATTGCGAGACATAAACCCCTACGCCGCAACTCGTAGAGCCATCGTCAGAGCCGCTGCCGAAATTGGGAGGGGGATGAAATGAACGATACTATTACGTCTTTATTAGGAGCTGTATTCCTTGGCGCATTAGCTGGCGCTTTAACGAGAAAAACACAATCAGAATCAAAAGAGGAATTGGTAAATGTATGCATAAGTTTAAGGCGTTCAAGAAAATTTACGAAAAATCAGTTAAAAGTATTCAACGGTTCATTGACGAACCTTCTGATATGAATGAACTTGCGGCTTGGCTCATGACTACCGATGCTAGTCCCTATTCTTACTTACAGGAAGGTTATGCGGGCATGATGTCTACCGCCGAGGGTTGTGATGGTCTATTATCAACAATACATCATGCTGTATACGACGACGGCGATATAACGTTTGTTAAAGTAGATAGTGCACCCAGGATAGTGTTTGCCCATAAACACGACGATAACTTTAGAGAATTAGTTTTATATGTTCAAGAGCAAGAGATAGAAAGACGTCTTATATTCGGCAAAACTAGGCACTATGAGATAGAAGTGTTAAACATTAAGCCAAATGACTTTCCTAAGATTTATAACGATTATCAACTAAAAGAACTTCAGAGATGCTTTTCTTGTGATGCCGGGCGTAACGGCATAGATTTCGCAGTTGAGCATTATAAGAAGTATGCTTGTTTCAGTGAAGATTGGGCCGAGATTTGTGCCGATGAAATTGCTAAATGGACTACTTTTTACAACGGGTAAACAGAAATGGGAGGGAAATGAAATGAACAAAGCACCAAAGAAGATTTGGATGAGTAAAGATGCGAATGTGTATGCCAACAATACGGAGTATTTTAACGTCCCTTACATCAAAGCAAACTTAGCATATGAATTAGCCAGTCTCTTAAAAGAATGGCTTGAAAACGAAGATGATAAGAAGGATTGGATTGATTACGAGGATCGCGTAACCGCCGCACTAAAAGCGTTGGAGGAAGAATGAGTAATGCAACCGAACTGCTGAGGCGGGCCGTTAAAAATAAAACACCACGGCATTAGCCAACGTTGTGAGAATTCTTAAACCATTCAAACAACTTATCAAATCCGACAAACACAACGATTGCAAACACTAAACTCATAAACACCCTGGCGGATTTTGACAATGCCGCCAGTTTCTTAAGTTCTTGCAATTCCTCTTTGGTCAGTGATTCGCTAGTGTCTACAATCTTCAGGTTTTCATCTGACACTAGCTAATCCTCCAGATATAACGCACGTTCGGCTTGTCGGCGCTTAGTTAAACCATTCAATACTTTGCCGCCAGCCTTGTTCCAAAGCAAGAACGCATCAGCAGCCTTTTGATAGTCACCTGCTTTGTGGTGACGTAGCATTGAGGATTTTACAAAGTTTCCCGCGCCAATGTTGTAACAAATGCTTACAAATGCTGAAAACTGATTGCTGGTAGTTGAATGTGCGCCAATAGCTGATTGCACCGCGTTCTCGTATTGATTTAATCCTTTTACAAGCATTTCCTCTGCCTGGGCCTGCGTCCATTGGTCAGTTGATTTAACGCCATGCGTCCATCCGTAGCCAATAGTCCACACGCCAGCCGGACACTTGTACGCTTTAAGCCGACAACCTTCAAACTGACGGATTAACGCCAATCCTGCCTCATTGGTTTTCATTTGCTACTCATTTGCTTTTCTAACGTTTCAAGCCTATGCAATATCTCAGTATTCAAGTCTTGATTTGTAGATGTGCTTTTCAAGATGCTCTGGTTTAGCTTGACGTTTGTAGCTGAATTTTGGCTAGTGGTTTCTAGTTTTTTGTCTAACAATTCTTCAAGCGCCTTCATTATTTCATCGTGTTGCGATGCTACGCTAGTGACTTCTGCGTGTACGGTTTCTGCGCGTTCGGCGCTCCTATAATCAACGCCAAAGGTTGAGGCTAACACTGTAGTGACGATTGTTAAAACCGAAACCAATAGCCTGCCGCCAGCGGCTTTTGTTGCATCATCCATATACTTTCCTTAAGGGGTAGTTGCGGGCCACACCAAAACAGGTAGATCAGCAATCAATTCTGCATCAGTCCACACGGGAGCGCCTGCGGCGACAGTCTGGACGTAAATCAGATAATGTTCCCAACACGCATCCCGCCAAGGAATACACGCATCCGCATCAGCCTTGAACACTGAATTAGTGCTAGTTGAATAGCTGCACACTGTTGTAATGCTGTCATAGTGCCGTTGAGCCGCGCCGGCGTTAAGATAAGCGCGTACAACAGATTCCTGAGCCGTTACAATCTCACTTGGTGTTGGTGCGGGTGGATTGACTAGCGTAGGTACGCCGTCAATAACATCAATTAACTGACCTGCGGCTTTTCCGTTTACTAACTCAGTCCATTTCTGTTCGGTAATAATGATTGCATCGTCTGGGATGTGTTGATTCAAACCATCAAGATAAAAGCCTTGCGTTGACGGTGCATAATAATATGTTGACATGGTTAGTATCCTATAGCGATGTAATAGCCGGTTTGAGTGCCTGCGCCGCCCACTGTAACGCGAGTTAAACCAGCATCAAAACTAGCTGCCAATAAATTACTTGCGCTAACAACTTTTGCATCTGTTGGTGTGCCTGATGATTGAGTTGAAACCGTGACAGATTGACAAGCATTAGAAAACGCTAAAGCAAATGATGTGGTTGCCGCTGTGGTATTGAATGTTGCGCTTCCCCATCGAATTTGCAAACCATTGGCAAGATTGGCATAGCCTGGCGCACCTAACGAAGCTGGGTTATTGCTATTTGCCCACACCTGACTGCCCGCAAGTGTCAATGCTGCAAAGTTAGTTTGACTGGTTGCTGACGCTGTGCCGGTAAGGTTGCCAGTAATGCCGCTAGGAGCCGATACAGCGCCCAACAATGTTGGGATGGTGGCGCTGGCAAAGGTAGGCGAACTGGTTGTAAATAACCGCTGATTAAGGGGAATACTAGGATTGCTACCAATTTCAATCAGCGCATAATCAACGCTATTGAGGCCAACGTCTAGCACGCCAGAATCGTTAGCGACTGTGACAGTTGTTAATGTAGTATAAACTGACGCCGTGATTGTGCTGTAACGCACGCCGGCGCTGTTTTGCGTGCGGATTCTGCGATTGACTTGAAACGTGCTTGTTTGATCGCCGGTTAACGTGAATTGAGTTCCAGACACAAAAACCGGAGAGCCTGCAAAGGTATACCAGTTCTGAGCCGTTCCGCCGGTAGGTGAGGCCGGATCGTTGACGCCTTGCACATTGTCAAAAGTATTAATCACAACGCCGTGAGTGTCACCGTATTCCGGTGGGCTTTCCAACACTATTTTGTAAGCTTGACCAGCCGCCAGCCATATTGTGCCGCCAGTTTCACCGCGTGCGTTTAAGACTATTGGATTAGTCCACGTCGATACACCTGACTGCGTCGTGTAAGCGGCTAATGGTGTAGTTGAACCGGCTTCATAAAACCAGATTAAACCAGACGCAAGGAAGTTACCGTTATCGGTAAATTGGGAATCCTGAAGGATTGGGTCCT